ACTTAAAGGAAAGAATTTAACAACTGTTTGGGTTGATGAATTAGCCTCTTTCAAGTACATGAATAGGTTTTGGGATCAGCTTATGTTTTGTTTTAGGGCCGGAAATAATTTAAAATGTGTAATAACAACTACACCTGAAAAATCTGCCGTAAAGCTATTAAAAACAATTAAAAATAGCGAATTTGGTGAATGTATAAGTACAAAAGGTGAGTTAAAAGAAAATCCTGAAACAAATAAACAATATAAAGTCAATATAACTAAAAGGTACACAGGAACTAGATTAGGGCTTCAATATCTTAATGGTGACCTTATAGAAGATGAGTCAGGTAGTCTATGGAATTCTTCAATGATTAAGTCATTTAGTGATTTTATTAATGAAGAAACCGAAAAAAATCCAAAGATAACCAAAGAGTTTATTGATAACTATTTAACCACACAAATGAAGAAAGTTGTCGTGGCCGTTGATCCTGCCATGACCACAAATATCAATTCAGATGAAACTGGTATTGTTGTTTCCGGCCGCAATAATAATGACCAAGGATTCGTATTAAGAGATTGTTCAGGCAAATTAACTCCAAATGAACAAGCCGAAACAGCAGTAAAGCTTTATTATCAGTACAAAGCCTCATGTATTGTGGCCGAGTGTAATAACGGTGGAGACTATATTAAGGCCATGATTCACAATGTTGATCCTAAAGTAAAGGTGGAATTGGTAAGAGCCACAAAAGGTAAAATGGTGAGAGCCGAACCTATTTCAATGCTTTATGAACAAGGTAAAATATATCATTGTCCTCCAAAACAAATTGATCCTAATGACCTTCCTGAGTTTGATATTCTAGAGGATCAAATGTGCAATTATACTGGTCAAAAAGAAGGAAAGTCAGACGATACTATGGAAAAAGGTGGTAAATCTATCAAGTCACCAGATCGTATGGATGCACTGGTTTGGAGCTTTACATATCTATTTTCTGACAAGATAGCACAGCCAGGACGAGGCCCAATTCCATTCACATTTAGTAATTTCTAGATACACTTTAGGTAATTTAAAGAATACAATTACACTAACTAATACAAGCCCGTAAGGAAACAACATGCAAAAGAAACTCTTGGATACAAAACATGAGTGCTATAGTGGTTACTTATGTGCCAAGTATAACGCTCTTTATGAAGGTGGACAAACCTTTAGAGCGAATATAAAAGAGTTCCTCACAAAGAATTTACTAGAAGATAATTATACTTATGAAAGACGTAAGAATGAAGCTAATTACGAATCTCATGTAAATACACTAGTAAATCAATTCGCATCACAGCTTTTTTCAAGTCCATTTGTTGTTAGAACAGAACCTGAAAATGCTGACCAATTCTACTCTGATTTCAAGGAAGATGTAGATTTAAATGGCGAAGATCTATTAACTTTAGCCCATAAAATGTTTGTTGGTTCCTTAATAAAAGGTTGTTCTTGGGCACTAGCTGAAATGCCTGATGATGGTAATCTTCCTCCAGAAAATCTATTAGAACAGAATGAAAGAGGATTAGGAAGAGCTTGGCTTAAATTAATTAAGACTGAAGATGTATTTGACTATGAAACAGATGAATTTGGTCAATTAAAATGGATTATAACTCATTCAATTGAAAAACGAAGAGATAATCCAAGACTAGAACGTAAAATTATCACCGAAACTTGGAAACTTTACGACCAAGAAGAAGTAGAGACATTTCAGGTTTCTTATGAACAAAATAAAAAACCAACTCCTGAAACTGACATTCCAAGTCTAGGTAAAATAAAACACAAATTCACTAGAGTTCCTTTTCTTTGCCTCGAATTACCTAAAGGTCTATGGCTTTTAAATAAACTAGCTGACGCACAAATAGAACACTTCAGAGCCAATAACGCTCTAGGTTGGGCTATGCGTAGAGCTTGTTATCCAACCGCCGTATTTAAAACTGATAATGATGAATCAGGCAAACTTGAGCGTTCAGCTGATGGTTTTGGTGTAAAGATTGGTAAAGATGAAGACCTTAGCTGGATTACTCCTCCAACAGAATCATTCGAAATTATCTTTAAAAGAGTAACTTCTTTGAGAGATGAAATGTATCGTCTTGCTCTTCAAATGGCCCTTGATGTTGATAATTCGTCTGGATCACATAAGAGATCTGGTGAATCAAAGGCTCAAGACCAAAAGCCAACCGAGATAATTCTTTATGCTTATGCTGATATAGTCAAGGCATTTATTGAAGAAATCTTTGAGCTTATTTCAGATGCTAGAGGAGATATTGAACTCACATTTTCAATTGAAGGAATGGATAAGTTTGTAATTGATGATTCAGAAGCAATAATGAATGCAGCGACTCAAGCTAAAATGTTCAATATTCCTAGTGATACTTTCAAGAAAGAATTGGCTTATAAACTATCAAATGTTCTTCTTCCTCAAATATCTCAATCTGTAAAAGATCAAATCAAAAAAGAGATTATGGAATCTGAAATTGAAGAACTTGAACCAAAATCAACAAAAGATCCTTTGAAAAAAGAAGATCAAAAGAAACCAAATTCAAAGGAAAACTTAGATGTCTAAAACCTTCTCAGGCCAAGCTCAAAACGTAGCACTTGTAGATATTACAGGAAGCGATGTAACTGCCGCAAATCCATTACCAGTTTCAGTAGCAGGAGCCGCAGCAAGTCTTGGCCAAAAAACAATGGTCGAGTCGAGTCCAGTTGTAATTGCTTCTGATCAAACTGTATTTCCTATTGGGTTAACTTCAACTGTAAAAGGTGCTTCGGCAGCAGCAAATATAACTTCAACTCCTAATGGTGTAAATCATCAAGGATTAGATGTTGTAGAACAATTAGCACCAACATATGAAGACAACTCTGCATCTAGAGCTTTAGTTGAACAGAGAAATAGTTACACAAATATAAATTCTGCAACTACAACTGTTGTTAAAGCTGGCCCAGGATTTTTACATTTAATTATGGTAAATAAGGCCGTAGCATCTGCAACGATTACAATGTATGATAATACTTCTGCTGCTGGAACTATAATTGGTGTAATCACGATGCCAGCTACATTATTAGCAAGTCAACAAACATTAAGATATGACATTTCATTTTTAACTGGGTTAACATTGGTCACAGTCGGTGCCCAAGATTTAACATGTGCATTCAGATGAGTTCAGTATTCGGCAGACAACCACAATCCGGAAGGGTTTCTTGTGATGGTAGAATAGCATCTACTAGATCACAATCAACAGAAACTAGAAAAGACGGAGCGATGATGTGGAAAGGTAATGGTCTTGTTGCTTATTTCAAAGCCGATGAGGAAAATATAATATTGTCATCTGGTAAAGTTTCGCAATGGTCTGATATTAGCGGCAATAATAAACACATGACTCAAGGCACTTCGTCTAGAAGACCAACTTGGACCGCATCTTCATTAAATGGACAGCCATCGGTTTCTTTTAGTGGATCAAATGTTTTAACAAGAGCTGAAAATATTCAAACAGCATCATTTCCATTTACAATTGGAGGAGTTTTTAAACTTAATTCTTTAACTGGAGCTAGAGGAATTTTCGCTCCAGCAACTTCTGGTGGTTCGCAATTAACCGTAAATGTTAATGGAACTGGCAAAAGAGAGATAAGGAGTAACGGTATTGCAAATTGTGATGATGGTGCCGCAACCACAAATTTTGAAGTTTGGGTTGGGCAATGTAGGGCTTCTGGAGCTATTATGAAATATGATTTATATACATCAACAAGTCAAGTTTTGCAAGCAATTTCACCTGCTACAGTAGCTTTTGTTAATCCTTCTGGAGTTTTGTCTTTGATTGGAGCCATGACAAGTTTGGCTGTAAATGGATTAAATGGAGAAATATGTGAATTGTTTTTTGTTAATAGATATGTAGGTCCGGGCCCTATTAATAGTTATTTAAGATATGTCCAAAACAAATATGGAGTAATATAAGAATGAATATAGTGACTTTCTATGTAAATGACATTAGTCATCCATCTATTTTCTTAACCGAACAAGACGCTTTGGATGCATGCTCACAATATATAAGTGAACTTAATGCATGGTGGGCGAGTATGTGGCCGGAAGATATATATATGGATGAATCGTATATTATCTTGGATCAAATAAATCCTATTCCTGAAAGATTTGGAATTGTGCCTAATTGGGATGATAATCCGCCATTACCAACTTTTGAAGGATATGAATTAAAAGAATTAGATTGGAGTGAGTGGGTTATATGGTGAGGAGATAATGCATAGTTAAATTCAAGTAGGACAGCGAAGCTGGCGAGGACGACTGTCCGAGCGAATCCGAACTTGAATTTAATCCAAAAGATAGCTTATGAATAACACTTTTGTAATTTCGCAAAAGTGCATCTAAACACTTGCATTGACGACATAGCAAGTGAACGGAGGAACAAATGTCGAACGAAAAAATCGAAACACAGGCAACAGAAACAGCAACAAAAGATCAGCCAAAATATATGACTTCGGAAGATTTGAATGCAGCTTTAACGGGTCATTTAAAAAGACTAAATCTAGATAAGAAAATAACGGATGCACTTGAAGCATCTTTAGCTCCATTTAAAGAACAGTTCTCACAAAAATCAGTAGAAGCTACTCAGCAATCACAAACTTCTGAAAAACAGAGCGTTTCAACTCCTAATGACCAAGTTTCAGTACTTCAAAAACAAATTGAAAAAATGCAGAAACAGATGGCCGATAAGGATGCTCAAGTAACCGCTCAAGTCAAAAAAGTTCGTGACAAAGAAGCTTTCACCAAAGTTTGTTCAGAATTAACTTCAATGGGTGTTAGAGCAGAGGGTGTGGAACATTTGGCAAAAGTATTAAAGTCAGATGGCAAATATGAAGTGGACGAAGATGGAGACATTGCATTTGTTATCGATGAAGATAGCAAAGTAGATCTCAAATCAGGTCTTAAAGCTTATCTAGATCCAAAGGTAAATCCAACAATGGCACTTTATCTTGCTCCAAAACTTGCTGGTTCAAAACAAATAGGTAAATTTCAGAATTCTCGTTCTACAAATGGTTCTCAACAAGATCTTTCTACAATGGATAAGGATCAGAGAATCTTAATGCAACTTCAACAAATGAAAAACCGATAAAAAAGGCTTTTCGAAACAAACCAAACATCTCATAAGGATAAATAAATGGCAGATACAATGCAAACTTCAAGCCTAATCGTCGTAGCACAGAACTATAAAGATGATTTGGTTCGTCAAATTAACAGAACAGCTACCGCTCTAAAACTTTTTCCTGCCATGGCCGGTGAAGGTCCGGGCGTTGCTCTCGTAGCAGAAGGAGATGGCGTAGTTGCTGAATCTTTCGCAGAAGGCGCCGATGCTGCAAACTTTGGTTCTGATAGCCAAGTTGCTGCGACGATTCCTTGGGCTCGATACCGTGGTAATATTCACGTTACTGGTACAGCTCTAGCGGTTGCTGCAAATTCACGCACTCCTATTGGCAATATTCGTCTTTGGGCACGAAATATGCTAAATGCGACCGAAAAAGTTGCAAAAACAATCGATACTGATTTTTTCACTGGCGCTGGTGGTAATGCACTCGTTGGTTTAGACTCAGCAATTGGTTCAACTGTAAATACCTATGGTGGTATTGATCGTACAGTTGGCGCAAATGCATTCTGGCTTCCAACAGTGGTAGACGCTGGTGGTGCTGCTTTAACTTTTGCTCTCGTTCGTTCAGATATGGCTGCAATTAAAGTTGCAAGCGGTTATCGTCCTGACGTGGCTCTAGTTTCTCCTGCTACATACAACAAGCTTGCTTCCATGTATGATCCGCAGAAACAATACATATACCAAGTGGTTGACAAAGTGTTTCTTGCTGGTCGTCAAGCTGTACTATTAGAAGGTGGAGCTGGTGGTATTAGCTTTGATGGTTGTACTTTCGTAGAAGACGCTTTCTGTCCTGCAAACACCATCTATTACCTCAACTCAAGCTTTGTAAAAATGGAATACCTCGATACCAACATGAGCAATCTAGGTGGAGATGAGACTTCTTCATTTGGTATGGTTGATGGTCTAGAAGAGTCAATTCCTCTAGGTATGTCATTCGAAATGCTAGCGAAACTTGGCGATAGCGAAAGAGCGCAAATGAAGGTATATCCTCAGCTAGCTGTTCTTCGTCCTAATGCCATGGGTGTTCGTAAAAACATTGGTTGATCAATTCGATTCATATTCCGGTGGATCTTTTTTGGTTCACCGGGATATGTTTCATAACCTTCAATTTAACTTTGAAAAGGATTAAAACCAATGTCAACTTCCGTTAGAAAACTTACTAAATTAGAAGCAGAAGCCGTTGTGGCCAATGCAAACCTAATGCGTCTTGATATGCTTCGCCTTAGAGATGGCCTAGTATTTCATGCCGATTCAACGACTGCTGTAGCTACTGCCGACGCAACTGAAGACGGTTATGGAGTATCAAGCTCAGCATTAACAAACGCTACCGTAGTTGCTTATGCAGCTCATAGAGTTAGCGCTTGCGATTCAGTTACTGGTATTGGTTCACATATTTCGGCTGACTCAACCAACTTTGTTTCTGCTGCTGTTGCGACCGATGTAGCTTCTGCAATTACTCGCGCAAATGATCACAAAGCTAAGTTCAATCTTCACATTAACTCAGCTGTTTTTCATCCTCTAGCTGATACTCTCAATGTGATTACTGCTTCCGATGCTACCGATGAGGCTTCGCTTGTGACGCTTGTAAATCAGGCAAAAGCAAAACAAAATTCTCATTTCGCATCTTGTTTTGTGTCACAAGCTATCGTACTTACGGATCCTTGATGTATTACTTAAACTCATCTGGAAAGGATGTATCTTTCACATTTAATGGAGTTAAATACTCTATTCTTTGTTGGGACCGTGCTGAATTTCCAGATGAAGTTTACGATTACGTTGAATCAAGTGTTCCGCAAATAGAGGTTGATTACGAAATGCACATAGCAATGTCTCAGGGTGAAATTGCATTTGCTAGACAATGGTCAGAGTTTAAAGATCCAAACATTCAACTTGAAAGAATAGCACAATGGCCTTAACAAATGCTGAAAAATACCGAGTAAGAAAATACTTAGGCTATCCTCAAGTTGCAAAACAAGCAAATCCACGACTAGAATCTGCTTTTGATGTTGTTGGTGCAGATGCAGATGCTGTAGCTGATATTCAAGATATTCTTTTAAAGATTACTGCTGTAGAATCACAATTATCTGATGCTTTAGATACTGCTGGTCTTAAAAGGGCCGAAGAAATCGAGTGGTATCAGGACAAATCTGGTTCTGCCGTTGTAAAAAGTTTAAATGGGCAAGGCAATAAGTTTTGTTCACAACTTTCAATTATATTTGGTGTTCCAATTCAAAGTAAAATCTTTGGGCCAAATGGATATACTGGAGACAATTGGAAACAGTTTGGAAATGGTGGAACTGGAGCATCTGAAAGTTCTTTCGATTTTAATCTTGGTTTTAAGTAAGGTTTAATCATGGTAAAACTTAGAGACAAACTTCTTCCGGTATTTGATAAAGTAGCTAGAGGAATTCCAAACAAATTAGGTCTTCGCCAGTATGATGTTACACTAAGAATAGTAAGTTGGTCTGGTGCTCGTCCTGGTCTTGGAGTTAAAACTGTAGTTAATCACGATATTACAGTAAACCAAGCAAAACCTGATAATGATCGTCCTAAAGTAAAACTATTAACCACAAGAGATATAATTGCTTCTGGTGGTAGATATACTGAAGGAGATTACAGAATTGGACCTTTAACTCCTCAATATACCAAAAATGGTATAACATATGGAACTGTTCCAGAAGATATTGAGCAACAAATTCAAGTTTCTCCTCAAGAAATTTACTTCAATCTCAAAGGGCCAGGAATGAGCGATCCTGTTGGAGGAGATTGGTTTTCACTTCTATCTTCTGATTTTAGTAAGAATTTTGGCTACAATTTTGTAGTAAGAAAAACTGCTTCAATTCCAACTTGAAATAGGATAAACAATGGCTGATTACGGAACATTTAAAGTAGGAAATGTAGTTTATCCTTTAACAAATGATATTACTAATTCTTTACTTCAAGATACAAATCCTGCCGTATTTCATGCTTTAAATTATTTTACATCAATGCTCAATGTTCATATGGGCGCTCGCTGGGATGCTGTTGTTGATGCGGCAGGATTGGATGAACTTATAGGTAAAGTTGTTGCTTATAATCTTCCTTTTGATCCAATAGTTTCAATGAGAGAATCTCAGATTAAATTTCCTCTTCTAGCTTTATGGGAGAGTGAATCTGAAACATCTGAAAAAACTTTTTCTTGGTATCAAACTGTTGGAACTTGGAGACTTATTTACTCACTTCCTTCTCTTACTTCGGCGCAAACAGAGCAAATTTATCCATTTTTAAAAGCCGCCAGAGACATAATTATAGACCGTTCCGAACAAGGATATGATCCAAATTACAATAATAATCAGCAAATTTGGTCAGATGGATATGGTGGAGTTGCCAAAGTAAAAGTTCTAAATTCTAAATTTTCAAATCTCCAAGTACAAAGTCCTGCCGGAACATCTGGATCTACAAATCTTTATCTTCCAACATTGATGATAACATTTGAAGTTACTTATAGAGAAAACTTTGACAATACTTCTCTAGAGACTCTAGGTGGAGTTAATGTAACACAGCAGCTAGATGGTGTTGATTTTATAGAACAAGAACTAAACTTCGCATAAAAACTTCACATAACATAAATCCAGACAAAACAGGAAACACAGACAATGGCAAAAACACTTAAAGTAAAAGCGGTAGAAGATAGAATGCAACCAAACTTCGCAGCATTTGACGCCGGAGTTATAAGGTTCGTTGGTAGGAGATTCGATCCCACCGCCGGAGAATCTGATTCTAAATATGATAAGATGAAAGACCTCCTTACAAAAGACCAAAAAGCAGCAGCCGCAAGCTCAAAACATGTAAAACAAGGTGGCTTCGTAGTTCTGGAAGATGGTGAAGAAGTTCCTATGATTGCGGAATATATTCAGGCAGTCAAAGAAGGCGATTTACTTCCAATGGACCAAGAGACTGCAAGACTTTGTGGAGTTAAATTTCAAGCTGTGCAAACATCTTTAGCTGTTACTGTTTCAAAATAGTTCTTCTTAATATCAGACCTTTCAACATAAACATCCAAAAAGGAAAACTTAATGGCATCTCCAATATCACTCATAGGTCTGGCTTCTAATGATCCAGTTCCTGGCGTATACATTCAAACAAACTTCGCCGCCGGTCCTGCAAGCTCTGGCACTACAACCTATTCAGCGCTGATAGTTGGAAATAAACTTTCAACTGGTTCTGCAACTGCTGATACAGTTATTTATGGTCCAGATACCGCCACTACAATGACTTCTGTTGCAGACGCTATTGCCCTTTTCGGTGATGGTTCTGAGCTTGCCCGTAGAGTTGCAGATTTCATGAAAGTGAATAAAACTACTCCTCTTTATGCCATTGCCGTAGCTGAAGGTGGTGGTGCTGCTGCTTCAACTGGAACTATTACTGTAGCTACGAACGCAACTGGTTCCGCTACTCTTAGAATTTTTGTTGGAGATGAATTCGTAGACACTGGTATTGTTACTGGTGACACTCCAACAGTAATTGCAGCTGCTGCGGTTATTAATATCAATAGCAAGTCGTCTTGGCCGGTTACCGCTGCCAATGTTGCTGGCGTTATTACAATTACCAGCAAACAAAAGAGTCTTCGTGCAAACTTCATTAGATATTTTGCTCAAATTCTTCCTACAACTTCTGGTACAACCGTAACTCCTCTTGCTTCAACTGCATGTACTGGTGGAACTGTTTCAGATTCCAATGTGACTGCTCTTGCAACAATTCTTGGTCTTGGCCGCAGGTTCTATTACAACGTGAGCTGTGCAGAAGACGCCACTCAGGTTGGTGCATTTCTTACCCAAATTCAGGCAGAAGCGCTTCCTACCGCTGGCCGTAGAATGAGGCTGTTTGCCGGTTCGGTTGACACTCAGGCAAACGCAATTACCGTTAGCACTGGTCTTAACTCAGAGCGATGTGAGCTGGCTTGGCTGCAAAATGCCGATCAGACTCCCTCTGGTCTTGCCGCAACATCAGCCGCTGTTTTCGCCCTTGAGGAAGCGCAGGCTATTCCGCGAATCAATTTTGCATTCTATGGGCAGACGGCTTCTACTTCAGCTATTTGGAAGCTTCGCGCTCCTCTCGCCGGTAATTCGCCAACTCGCGCTCAGGTGTTTGCTGGCTTAAACGCTGGTCTTTCTGTGATTGGTGTTGGTCCAGCCGGTTCGACATATCTTTACAAGCGTGTTACGACCCGCTTCAAGAATGGCGCCGTTGTTGACTATCGTATTCGTGAATCTGGTAAAGTGACGATTGAGGACTTTTTCGCTGACGATCTTCAGGGTCAGGTTATTGCTGCGATGGACGGTGCTGTAATTGGCAACGATCCGATCAAAGGACAGCCTGAGCCAGCTCCGAACGTGAAGACTCCTCGTAATTTGAAGTCAATCATAAACTCTCTTCTTAGACAATATTTTGACAAGGGTTTGATTCAAGAAATTGGAGCGACCATTGCAAACAGCATCGTTCAGAGAGAGGCGGCTCCAACAAACAGAATGGGCGCTCTTATTCCTCTACAGCCTGTCGATCCTTGGGATCAGGCAGCAATCCGCATAGACCAGATTGCGTGATTTAGAGGAACTCTATGAAAAGAGTTCCTCAAACTCTTTAATTTAGCCCTCAAATGGTACAGGCGTAAAATCTTGTGCCATTTGAGAACATTTTAAACATAACCTTACACCAATACAATAAATAGGAAAACAAAATGGCTAATAACCAACTCTATACTACAGCAACAGTTCTTTTGAACCAAAATCTTCTAGGCGAAGCTATGGGTGTCACTGCAAAATTCAATGGCGCTCTTCAAACAGCTAAAACTCTTGCTAAAGGCAGAGCTGGTGTTTCAAAAGGTGCAGTCGTAAATACTTTTACGATTGACAGTGAAATTCCTTTTAGTGGATTTGAAGTTGACGTAATTTCGATGATGAACAACGTGGAAGAAGTTGAATTAACTCTTTTCATGGCTTCGTCAACGCTTACTGTAAAAGGTAACATTATGTCAGTTGATATTTCAAAATCAGTTGATTCCAATGCAAAACACAGCTTTACGTTTGAATGCGGTGAGTGTATATTTGAATGAAAAAATGAATTAAATCTGAGCCAGACACTCAGAGAAAACAAGTAAGTAAATCAGCTATCAGCAGCTCTGATGGCCTTCAAATAGTTCTTTGGTGGCGACTGAAGAACAGCAACGGGTTAATGTCTGGTGATCTGTTGTTGTTCTTTGGTTGCCACCTTTTTCATTTGGAGCATACAATGGCAAAAGATGAGTTCTTAAAACATATTCCGGCAGATAAGCTTTTTAGATCTTTGCTTCAAACTCCAAGACCAAAAAGACTCTTAAACTACAAGCTACCAGGAACAAAAATACCTCTATATGTACAAGCAATATCATCAATGGAAATTGCCGACCTTGATTCGAAAGGTTCTGAATATGAAGCAGATATTATTAGCCTTTGTGTTGTTTTGCGAGATGGAAAGAAAGCTTTTTCTACTGGAAAAAAAGTTATTAACTCATTATCTCTTGGTGAATTTGACAGACTTAGATACGAAGCAAATAAAGTTTTAGAAGAAATAAGTCCATTTTTATATAGAAGTGATTATAAAAAATGGATGGAAAAACTTTCTATTGGAGCTTATCATCCATCAAATTTTTTAGTTGCAAAATCATTAGGATCATCATTTACATTTACAGTTCTTCCAACTCTTTTAATAACTCACGATCATCCTGAATTATATTTTGACATTCCAAGAAAAGAATTATTGGATTGTCATTGGATGGTTTATTATGCAGCAAGCAAGATATATAAAGAAAACCTTCTAAAAGATAATAAAACAGATGATGAGAATTTATTAGTAGAAACCTTAAAAGGACAAAAAGTTAAACCAGACAAGGAAACAAAGAAATGAAACCAGACATCGAGCTAGCAGACGAAGAACTAAGTGAACTAGAACTTGCCATAGAAGGTAGAGTTCGTAAAACATTTGAATTTGAAGTTCCAAATGTTCTTGGAAATGGAAAAAAACCTTTAGGAAAACTTCGCATGAGAGTTCCTACAGCTTTAGAACAAGAAAAAGCTATAAAGAAAGCTCTTGATTACGCTGCAAAATCTGAAATACCAATCGATTCTGAAGGTTTAGAAGCCATTAAAACTTGTCATATTCTTTATGCAATTTGTCTTCATATTACAATTGAAAGACCTGCATTTCCTGGCCCTGAATGGATGTTTAAGAATCTTGGAGTTAGAGAAATTGGTATTCTTATGGCTAATTACTATGAAATGATGAGAGTTGTTGAACCTATTGAATTTGATTTTGGCACAGATAAATTAAAATCATTTGCTAAACTTTGTTATGATTATAGAAATAATGATGCTCCAAATATATTTCTTCAAAGTGTAACAAGAGACGGAATAGCAGAAATAGCAATAAGGATGGGTATTCTTTATCATGAAACATTTGAAAAAGAATTAATAGCAGCAGAAGATAAAAAATGAATATAGATTTAGGTCCATTCTATAAAATACTTAATTCCAATAAGCAGGAATTAAATAACATAGCCAGGAAGCTACGCCACGCTGCCGAGAACGCTGCCAACTATGAAAAACAGAATCACACCTATACAAATCGTACCGGCAATTTGGAAGCCAGCACAAAAGGAATAGTAACCAAATCTGGAGATGAGTTTGAGGTTTCTTTGGTTATGGAAATGGAATATGCAAGCTATGTTGTCGCAAGAGGTTTTAGCCAAATAGATATTGCGGCTAAAATGATGGAAAGTGATATTGAGAATTATCTATCACGAATTGGAATTCAATTCTGATCTCACAAAGGAATAAATAATGCCGGCCGTAAATTTTCCGTTCAAAGTCTCTGGCGAAAAAGACGTAGAGAACGCTTTTAATAGCATCGCAAGAGCAGCGGAGAAGTATAAAAAAGCTTCCGAAACTGCCTCTCAAGCTGCCGCAAAAGCCGCTCAAGCTGCTACCGCTGCTATAAAACATGCTTCTGAAGAACAATCAAAAGCAAATGATAAAGCTGCTGAAAAAGCCACAAAAGCATCTGAAAAAGCATCACAAGCATCAATAAAAGCTTCTGATAGAGAAACAGAACATAAGATAAGAAATTTTGAAAAACAAACAGCCGCCGCAGAAAAAGCAGCAACAAAACGCGCCCAATTAATAGAAAAAACTCTGGTAAAAGAAACAGCAGCTGCGAAGAAAATAGCAGAAAGAGATTACCAACAGTCATCTTCAAAAAATGATAAATTCATGTCAGCATTGGGCGGAGCTGCATTAGGAGGAGCTGCTGTTCTTGCTGGTGTTATTGGCTCTGCTGCAAGAGAATCTGTAAAACTAGATGAAATTGCAAATAGATTATCAATTGCTGGTAGAGGATATGGACAAACTGCCGTAAGTCCTACAGATCTACGCAAAAGTTTTGAAGCTACCGCAATTGCAACTCCAGGAGTAAAATCAGAAGAAGTTGCTGCTGGTGTTTCTGCATTCGTTTCCAGAACTGGTAGGCTTGATATTGCGCAACAAATGCAAGGAACTTGGGCTACCGCTGCAAGTGCTTCTGGCTCCGATATGAAAGATATTGGTAGTGCTGCTGCCGATTTAATGGAAAAATTTGATATAAAGACAATTGATGATATGAGAACTTCAATGGCTCTTCTTATTTCTCAAGGTAAAGAAGGTGCATTTGAACTTAAAGACGCCGCCGGAGAATATGGTAAAATTGCTTCTGCTGCTAGTCGTTTTGATATTGGAAAAGGTACAATTGCCGTTGCTACTCTTGGCGGATTAACTCAAATGGCAAGAAGATCAACAGGATCGGCAGAAGAGGCTGGAACTGCCGTATCTCAAATGTTTTCTCATCTTCTACAAAATGCAGGAACATTAAAAACAAAAGGCATTAATGTATTCAACAAAGATGGAACATCAAGAGGCATTCAAGATATTTTAGCTGATACTATTTCAAAAACAGGTGGAAATGACATGGCAAAGAAATCAACAGCTTTGCAACAAATATTTGGAGAAAGAGGTATCTCTGCCGTTTCTCCTCTTATTACAACCTATAAACAAGCATTTCAAACATCAAAAACTGGTGGAGCTTCAGACACTCAAGCTGCCGCAGATGCAATGACTGCTTTACGTGCTGAACTTGAAAAGAATATCAATGTAGCTTCTTCATGGTCAGAAGTACAAAAAGATTCTGCTCAAGCACAACAAACAGCTTCTGCGCAACTTGATGTAGCGTGGGAGAAAGTCAAAGCTGCTGTTGGAGAAAAAGTAACTCCTGCTCTTATTGCTCTTGCTCCAAAGGTTGCCGAGCTTGTTCCTGCATTAGTTCTTGTTATTGATGCTCTCGGAACCATGGTTGATTGGATGAAAACAATTCCTGCTCTTGCTGCGTTATTTGAAGATAAAGAGGCAAAGAAAAAGGAACAAGAATTAGAAGATAAAACGCTACAAGATAAAATAGATGCAAGAGCGGCTTCACCAGAACATCTAGCCTTTGATCCTGATGAAGATCCTGTTCTTAACGACCTAATAAATCAGCAATATAAAACAGAGCAAGATAGGGCTGTTAGATCAAAATTATTAAAAGAGGAAGCTGATAAACCAATGATGTTGCAACTTGAAGAAGAAATGCAAAGAAGCACCAATATTATTAAAAGAGATCTTGGTTTTGGCGGAGGAGAAGAAGATGGCCAAATAGCTTATAAAAAAGGAACTGCAAAAGCTGATGAGGCTGACAATGCTGAACTTGCTAAAAACACTGCCGAAGCAGCCAAAAACATGGGTGTTCTTGCAGAAGTGTTAGGCTCATTAAACAAAGACCATCCTCATTCTGCAAAGTGGTGAGATGAAAAGGAAATAAAACAATGGTATTCAATGACATACAAAATACAGCAAAAAACATTGCTTCAAATCCTTTTGCAGATAAGCCACCTCTTGACCCAAAAGTAAAAATTCCAGCAATTCATGTTCAAGATGAGATCTCTCAACTCTTAGAATGTTCATTTAGAGGAATTTCTTTTCCTGTTGAATCTCTAGATCTTGATTTTACTCAAGATGTGGTTCAACACAAAAGAATGGATAGAAATGGAGCTAAGTTAGAGAACACAGGCCTTGGCGCTTTGATGTTCAATATAAAAGCTCCTTTCTATAATACCATTGCTCGTGGACCGAATGAGACATGGAGCGACCTTTATCCTACTCAAAAGAACAAAATGCTTGATGCTCTTCAGGATAGGACTACTGGAGATTTTGTTCATCCTGAGCTTGGACTTCGTAGATGCAAAGCGGCAAATCTCAAGACATCATTAAATGCAAATGATCGTAGCGGTATTGTTCTTAATTTCAGTCTCATTGAAGACTCAGAAGAACTTGATGCGGTTGAGATTACTGCCAATTCAAATGTAGCTATTGCTAAAAGAGCAGCGATAAATCTTGATGCTTCTCTTGCAAAACTCAAGGTAGATCCTGGTCTTTCTGCTGATGGATTCAAAGATTTTGTTGATGTTGTAGATAAAATTCAAGGCAAATTTGATCAAATAGGATTACTACAAAAACAAGTAATTGGAAAAATTGACAGAGTAATTGGAAAAATAAATAAACTATCAGATACAGTTTATGATTCTACAAAAGAGCTTGGAAACTATCCTGATCTATTAATATCTTCTCTTCTTGATATTAAGAAAAGTATTCTTGTTCTTTCTAAACCAATTGGATATTTTCAAACAAAAGCCAAAACAACTGTTATACAAATATGTAATCAGTTTCAAAGCAATGTTAAAGATATAATTACTTTGAATCCTCAACTTGCTTCTTCTCCAACAATTCCTGCATTTACCTTAATTAGGTATTACAAATAAAATGTCAATATTAGAAAATGGAAAATCAGAATCTGCTACAGTCACTTTAAGACTATTAGATTTTGACAAAGAAATTACCAATTGGAGTAGCTATACTACATCTTCTAATTTTACACAACCATGCGATAGATTCTCATTTAAAATATCAGCAGAAGATACAGAATTATACAAAGACATGTTAATTCCAGGTTCTTCTGTTCAGATTTGTGTTAATGATCATCCTCAATGCACCGGTTATATTGAAGAAAGAGATATTAAATATTCAAGAGGATCTGGAACAAATATATCTATAGCTGGAAGAGATATTCTTTGCAGAATGGTAAATGGAAATGTTCCTCCTGGTCCTATTTTAAAAACAGGAATGACTGTTGGAGATCTTATTAGTAATGTAATGGCTCCTTTTGGATTTAAAACTCTTTACAATACTCAAGATACAAACTTGAATGTAATGACAGGATATCCTAGTAATAAAAGTTTAACTACAAGAACTTTTCAGGCTCAAATTTCTAGTTACAAACAAGATGGAAATGGCAATGGAATAAAAGGTTCTGATGGTAAATTTACGTCTGAAAATAAACAAGTAACTATAACTGAAATAGTTTCAAATTTAAAACCAGGACTTACAAAACTTAATCTTACTCAGTGTAGAGCGTCTGAATCAGAAGGAGCTTATGAATATGTTCGGAAACTCATAAGTAGAGAAGGATTAATACTAAAAGCTGCATCTGATGGATCTGGCCTTATGGTTATTTCTCCAGATTATGACTCAAATATTGGACACAAATTAATCTGTAGAAAAGATGATCCAAGTCAAAACAATGTTATAGAAGGCTCAGGAAATATTAATTTTATGGAGCAGCCTTCCGTAGCAATTGCGTTTGGTTTTGGCACAGGATTAGATAAAGAAAAGGCCGCTCTTGTAGCAATAATGGTAAATGAAATTACTGGTTTGGATGATAATGGAGAAATACTTCCTGAGATTAATAACCTACTTACTTCTTATAAGCATGGAATTCTTTTACCATTAAGGCCAGACCTTATTCCTAAGAAAAGATCTATGACTATAAAGAATGCATTCTGTCCTATTTATTTTAAAGATGCTGATTCAAAAAATATAGCTCAACTTTCAAGATTCTTAACTAGAAAAATGGCCTCACACCAAATGAAATCTTCTACTTTAAAATATACTGTAGATGGACATATCTGTGCAGCAAATGATCTTCCTTGGATGGTTAATACAATGGTAAACGTTGATGATGATATTCTTGATGTTCATGAAGAAATGTGGGTTTTAGAAAGAACATTTAGAAAAACAAGAGGAGTTGGAACATTTACAGATCTTACTTTAATCAAACCTCATACACTTTTACTGGAATAAAATATGGCAAATATAGACAATCTTTTTGATTATACTGATATTTTAAGTAGTTCTATATCTGAAAATGGAACAATTCTATTCCAAACAGGAAATGTTGATGGCCAAAAGGTAAAATCAGAAGGGACCGAAATCTGGTCTCCTTCTGGTTATATTTCTCGTCCAGCCAAAGCAACCACCAAAGATGCCGCTCAAGGTGTTTGTATTGTGCGAGGAGATCAGGATGTTTGCATAGCCACAAGAGATATTAGAGGTAATTCTCTTCAAGAAACACTTGGAGATGGTGAAGTTCAGATCTTTGCTTCTGGCCCAGATAATGCTGGAATATCAAAAATGGTATTTAATAATGACAGTAACGGTAATCAAAAGGCAACGATTACAGTAAACAATACAAAGATAGAAATATTAAGTGATGGAACTGTAAACATAAACGCCACTACAGTAAATATTGACGCAAATACAGTTAACTTATCTAACGCTACAATTCCTGCTGCAAAATCTGATGTTACAGACGCAAATGATAATGCTTTACTTACAATGTTAGGAACTGCACTAGATAGTTTAGGTAAACCAGTTACTTTTACTCCTAGCCCATTAAATTCAGCCGCAGCAACAAATGTCAATATATCGTGAGAGGAACTAAATAAAATGGCAACAGGATTTGGTTCTTCTCCAATTGGATCTTCAACAATAGGTTATGGAGTTCCTACATTTCTTAATTCATCTGCCGCAAAAGTTTATATTAAATCAGATGGAACTCAAGGTAATTGTGCAAAAATAAATCCATTAACTGGTGATTATATGTTAGATGAAAATGGCAATTCTATTGGAGATGATAGTATCAATCAGATGGTTTATCTTGCATATAATACATTATTTAATTCTTCAACTGTAAATGGATTTGGATTTGATGTAAATATACATGATCTTGTCATCAACGAACAAACAAAATCAAAAGTAAAACTTGCTGCAATGAAAGCAGTTACTCATCTTACTTCAAAAAATATCATAACTATAATTTCAGTAATAGTTAAAAAAATAACAGCTACCGGCCTCGAAGTTAAAATTGAATGGATGAATAACTCTACCGGAGAAATCAACGAATTAACCTTCTGATTTAAATCAATAAAATGGCAAACTTTATATACAAAACAGCAGAACAATTCAGAGATGACTTCCTAAGATCCGTTCATAATGGACTTCAAACTATTCTTGGTATCGCAAATCCAAATACATCTTATGGAACTGATCACTATATTCTTGGCACAGCTATAGGTAAAATTGCTGAACTAGCATCACTAAATGCCGTAACTGCTGCCGATGCTCAAATGCCTGATACTTCAGTTTCAGATGACCTTTACCGTATATGCAAAATATATGAACTTGCATTAAGGCCTGCTGGTCCAAGTAATGGAAACCTTATTCTTGACTCTTCTGTAGATGGTATTGGAATAATTTCTGGACAGCTATTGATTGATGAAAGCGGATTAAGATACCAAACTTCTGTTGGTGGAATCTATGATAATGGAGACTTAGTTCCAATTATCTCACTTGATACCGGAATAGGAACAAATATAGCTGGAGGGTCAGTTCTTCGTTGGGTTTCACCTCCTGCTTTCGTTGCTCCAAAAGCTCTCGTTTCTCCTGATGGAATGACCGACGGAGTTGATGCTGAAGATGATGAAGGATTGAGAGATCGTTTACTTTCTAGATTAAGAAACCCAATTGGTGGCGGAAATTGGTCACAACTTGCAGATGCCGCCGAAAAAAGTACAACTACAGTACAAAAAGCTTTTCCATATCCTGCATATAATGGTCCTTCAACTGTTCTTATTGCCGTTACAGGAACACCATCTGCTACAAATAAAAATAGAGACATAGATCCTTTAATTGTATCTGGCATTGTAAAACCAGCAGTACAGGCTATAACATTTGAAGGTGTAGAAATAAGAGTTACAACAGTTCAGAATGAACAAGTATCTATTTCTTTAGGACTTGCTTTACCTTCTGCAACTACTGCAAGTCCTCCTGGTCCTGGTGGTGGTTGGCTGGATGGAAATCCTTTTCCATATTCTACTTCACAAACTCCAAATATTTTTTCTGGAGTTACTGCCGTAACCAGCACTACTAATTTCAATGTTTATTCTGATAGCGCTCCAACTGCAAATATAAGTCACATAGTTTATATTGATTCAAGTTGGAATATATATCATGCAAAAGTTACTGCATTTAATCCAGTTCCTATTGTAATTGGTGGTTTTAATACATGGAATATAACTGTAGACAAGCCATGTTTAGGAATAACTCCTGGAAATTGGATATTTCCAGATGCCGTCAATATGGATGTTTATATTAAAGCTTTACTTGATATCTTAGCAAAAAATGGTCCTGGACAAATTGTTGCGGTAGCTGGACTTCTTCCTTATGCTTATCGGAGACCATATGTTTCTGATAGTTGGCCTAGCGATATTGGTCCAAGCATTTTAAAATTCATTTCTAGTACTGGAGATGAAGTTTTAGATGTTCAATATCTTTATAAATCTTTGACTTCTCCATCTGATCCTGTAGATGTAACTGATGGTCCAAACATACTAGTACCACTAAACATTGGCTTCTATCCAATCGTATAAGAGGAACTCTGCGAGAAGATTTCATCAAATCTTCGAATTAAAAGGAAATATAAATGTCACTACCTAATTCAAATAGTTATGATGCTCTTGGTGGAACCATCAGTGATTATGCTTCAGTTGTAGATCCAACTACTGATTTACCTGCGTCTGCTAGCAATGAAACAAGATCCGATGTTGCGGCAATGACTAGAACTGCAATAAGAGGATGGGTTTATTTCTTAGTTTCTGGCGGAGTTATAGTATCAAATTCAGTTGTATATGATTCTGTGTTTGGTAATTCAAATACTTATAAACCAACTGTAGATTACAACAGTGATGGAGATTATACTGTAACTTTTCCATCATCAATTGTCGATTCTTTAGGAGAAACTCAAACAGTAAATTTACAAGTTTCTTTTGCTAATTTTTATAGTCCTGGTATTTTTGCCTCAAGTAAAGTTTCATCTTCAACAACTGTAGAAGTTCTTCTTTACGATATAAACTCTCCAGGTCTTACTGATCCTCCAAATCCAACAGATAAAGTAATTGTTTTTGTTTCATAAGATTTAATAATTTTCGAGAAAAACAGAGGAATAATACATGTCATTTAATCCATTTCCAGAAAAATTCGGAGCTGCAAAAGGAACAGATTTAGAATCACTTCTTGATACACTTAAAGATTCTGTTGGAAGTGCATTTAAAACTGAAAATGCTTCTGTTAACTGGATTTATTTAAACGCAATTGCTAGAGTTTTTAATGATGTCTTTGGTCAAAACAAACGCCTAGCAAATCAGTGGGATCCTGACAGGATGACAGATTTTCTTCCTCGTTGGGAGAAAATTTTAGGAATCTCTCCACTTGCTACTGACACTTTAATTGAACGCAGAGCAAAAGTAAAGGTTAAACTTCAGACATTTGGTAAATCAGGAACACAGCAAGTTGTTACAGATTTACTTAATGATATTCTTGGAGCAGATGTTTTTGTAGAAATAACTCACAACGATTCAAATACTGCTAATGCATGGGTTGCCGGTGGTGCAATAATTCCTGGCGGACCAACAATTCCAGATGGAACTCCTATTGGTATTCCTTGGTATTCAGACGTTAGTCATTTACCTATAAAAGTAGTTCAACCAAGTTATATGGATGATGAAACTTTTTATGTTACAGTAAATCAGATATTTTTATATTTAGGTTCTTTACTACCGGCTTGGGTTACCTATGATTGGTATCGTGAAAGTGAAACTCTTGGTACTGGTTTTATTCTTGACGATGAATGGAATTTAGACAATCAAGTTTTTGACATATAACAACAAATTTTCAAATCAAGGAAAAAAAATAAAATGGCAATAGCAAGAGTTAAACCAGCAAACTGGGCAGTAAATGAAAAACTAACATCGGCTCAACAAAATGCGGTAGATACAAATATAACATTTGCACTTGATAAGAGAGCAGGTAATACTGATACACTTTCAAGTGCAATTACAGTTGATGCTACTGGGTCAATTATATTTGCAAACTTATCGCACCTAACCACTATTGCAGGAGCAATTGTAGTTTTTGGTAGTGCCAATTCTTTTACTGGAGTGTCTACATTCAGTGGAGCTTCATCGCTTTTATCTAGCGGTATAGTTACTTTATCTGGTACAAATACTATTTCAGGAACATTAGCAATTGGAGCAACAACTACAATTACCGCAACATCTATTAACTGGAATACTGGATTATCAGATGTAACATTTGGATCAACAGATACAGTTTCAAATGGTGTAACCGCACATTCTACAACAATAAAAGGACAGAACGCAACTGGTCTTACCACGGGTGGTGGTGATGTAAATATAGAAGCTGGTAAAGGTACACTTATAGATGGATCTGTAAAAATAAAATCAGATGGCGTTACTCTTGCTACTTTTGCTCCAACAACCACAACAATAAATAATGCAACTACAATTTCTGCTGGAAGTTTAACTGTTTCAACTGGATCTATTGTTGTTTCTAATAGTGGTGTAGCTGCAAATGGTGGTCCAATAACAGCAGATGGTGGATTTATAGGCTCTTATAGTAAAACTATAGCTTATGCGGCGGCGGTTGGAGTTGATTTAATTACAGCAAATCATTTTGAATTTGGAACTTTAACTGGAAATATTACTTTAAACATAAGTAATATGATACCTGGAGGTTATTATACATTTTATTTCAAACAAGATGGTACTGGAGGAAGAACTGTTTCTTTCTCTGGAGCTACAGATATAGAATTTAGCGGAGCTGCTCCGAATACAGCTGCAAACAAAACAAATATTTATACTTGTATTGGTCATAGATCAGGTATAAATGATTTTCTTTTAGTAACATCAATTGTATCAATATAAAAGGACAAAATAATATGACTTCTCCAATTTGTAATGTAGATGGAAACTCAGCAGTAAATGCAGTTACAGTTACTGCTGGTACTACGGTTACTATAGCTCTAGCTGATACTGCTGGCGTAACTCAATGGAACCTTACATGTCTAACAACTGATGGTTTAAACACTGCTTTTGCAATTAATTCAGCACTATCTATAAATTTAATAAATAAAACTGCCACGCTTGCAGTTCCTGTTGGTTTAGGTAGCGCTTTTATATTTGAATCAAAAGTAAATGATGGTTTAGATATAAATGGAATTTTAAATCCAACTTATACTACAACATTTAAGATAAATGTTCTTACAGCGTCTGGCCTTCCAGTAACTGCTTTTGATGAAAAAATGGAGCAGAATAGATCTTATGGTTGGACTGAAATCATAAACAATATGATTCGCCAGTACACCTCAATTTCTGGCTCATCTGGTGCTGGCTTAACTGGTTTTTATGCCGTAGGCCAAAATGCTGATAATAGCATCGTGGTCAATGCCAATGATATTCAGTTAAAACTTACTTATCAAGCGCTATTAGATGGTGCCACCTCTTCTGCAACTGCTGGAAAATTAGCTCTACGAAATGGATCTGGATCATGTAGCTTCGGGCCTCTTATTTCTACTACCTTGGCTGCTAGTTCTAACGTTACTGTTGGAGGAACATTAGGAGTAACCGGAGCAACAACTCTTTCTAGCACATTAGGCGCTGGAGCTTCTACTTTATTGTCCCTTGCAGTAACTAATAATGCTACTGTAGGAGGCACTCTAGGCGTTACAGGAGCCACCACTTTATCAAGCACTCTTGCGGCTGGAGCTTCAACCTTAGCCTCTCTAGGAGTCACTGGAGCGGCTACAGTTGGTACTACTTTAGGTGTAACAGGTGCTACTACTTTATCTAGTACATTAGCTGCCGGAGCTTCAACTTTAGCCTCTTTAGCTGTAACTGGAGCGGCTACAGTTGGTTCTACACTTGCAGTAACTACATCTGTTACTTCTCCATCTCATTTATTTACCAGCTTAATCAGCGGTGTAACTAAAATTGTGACTGAAACTCCAAGCTGCTTCAGTGGAGATTGGGAGCAAAATGGAGACGGCACTTGGTACAATATGGTTAAAGGTCAACCTCTTGTTATTAATCTAAATCCTCCACAAGGATGTAAAATAACGAGCATTGTTATTAAATTTGTTGGTGCTGGTGGACATACTTTTCCAATTCAGAACATGCCAACTTTTGATTTTAGAAAATATGTAATCTCTTCTGATACCGACTCATCAATTGCTTCTTTTACGGATGCTTCTGGTAGTGCTCCTGTTTATCAGAACAATCACAACAATGCAATTTCTGGATTAACACAGATAATTAATAAAAGTACAGAAAGATATTATCTAAAAATTACAGCAGAAAGTGGAACTAACTCTTTAGCAACTGCAAGCGTTTTGAGTGTTAAATACACTTATGATCGTCTTGCCGGATCAAGCGTAGGATTGGATTGATAACCATGAAACATCTATTAATGCAAGCAAGCTCAACAAGCGATTTGGTTACTCTTTATAATTTACTTAAAGACCACTATGGAATAGGTATTTTAGCCCTGGTAATATTTTTGATTTGGAAATATGCTCCTCAACTTGGAACATATTTCAAAGAATATTTTGGCAAAAAGGCAGATATGGAAACAAAAAGATTTGAAGAACTTACCAAAGTAAATGATAAACATTTTGCTCTTTATGAAACAAATGCCAAAGCTGTAGAAAAAATAGGTGAAGCTATTGCCAGTTTCGAAAAAGCTTTCATAAGTTCTGAAGCTAGAACCGGTGATAGAATTTCTGGAGTTGGTAATAGAATCATAGAAAAAATTGGAGATGTTGAAGAAAGAATTAGTACCGTAGAAACTAGAATTGTTGAAAAATTTTCTAACTCTGTAAAGGATATCGTGCAAGCTGATAGACTAGATAAAATAAATGAGAAAATCTCCGGCAAGGAGAAAAGCCATGGAGATATTCAGTAAGGTAATATTTGGAATTTTCGTAACTGTAGTTGTTATTTTATCTACGGCTGGTTTTCTTTTTTTTTCAATAATGATAGAGGCAAAAATCATACTCCAAAGACAAAAAAGATTAAGAGAAAATCTTAGCAAAGAGGAAATGAGACTGATAGAACTGTCATCTTTGGTAACAAAATTCAGCGCTTCAGTAACCGATCGAATCGCTCAGCTAGTAGAGATGCGCCAGAAACAGTTAGATAAAATATGCTATTGCTCAAGTTTACAAGCCAATAAGTGCCAGGAAGAAAAGAAACAAGAATAATTTGCGCAATTCCTCCTAAGCTAAGCATGACAAGTAATGACTGAGACAATGTTATCTTTGAAAATCTTGAAGATAACATTATCAAAGAAATAAATAACACAGTTCCATAGTAAGCATAGAAAATAGCTAGCATCAATCCTCCAGCGATGGCAGGATAAGACAGCATGCAAAAGGCAAAGACGCTTAAAAGCGAAAGTGGAGCCACTTGTTTTAATGTTTTATAGGAACTCTTATGAGAAGATTTACTCAAATCTTCGATATTATTGTCAATACTTCTTCCGGCGCAAAACATCATCCATGCTCCATTTGACAAATAGCAAAAAGTAGTAATTGCAAATAACAAAAATCCTATTCCAGTATATGGTTTAGGATAATGGTTAAATGATTTTACTATTTGGCCTATTACATCAAATAAAATATTACCAATCAAGAAATAACCTACATTATATAGTTTATTCTTGATAGAAAGAAATATTGAAACTATTCGTAAAAACATCAAGCAAAGAAAGACATAAAACATATATGGATACCTCACAGTTGGAAGTCATGTTACGTGATTTAGCAGACAGAGTGGCCAAAATGGAAAAAATGCTCGTCGAAATGAAACGACAAGCATCTGTTCTAGTGGCTATTCTACCTGATGGCCCTCCAGATCCAGGCAAAACTGCATAAGACATTTGGCAGAGATTCGAAAGAGTCTCTGCCATTTTTTTTTATTTTATATCTTGTTCGCATTCAGTTATTGGAGTGTTGCAAGACTCATGTAATGCATTTAAACACTCTACATTTGGAGTTTCTCCTAAAAGAACTTGTCCGCAATCTCCAAGATCTTCTGCACATTTAAAAACATTTTGAGCAATAAATACTGAACTTACACACATTTGATCATATTTAGTTGTTTCTGGAAAATGTAGCCAAAACCAACAATGCTTACATGGTATAATTTCTTGTTCGGCATCACTTTTGCCTCCATCTTCTATACCGGGTTCAGAAGTAGAACCTGATCCTCCTGTTCCTGTTGAGGAAGTTTCATTTATAGTTGTTTCAGAATTATCTATATTTTGAGTTTGTTCTGCGTTATATGTAACACATCCTCCAAAAAATAGAATTGAAGCCAGTATGCCTATTAGTGTTTTTTTCATTGTTTTTCGCGCCTTTCAGAGAAGAGTTTAAATGTTTTTATTACGTGCGTCAAGAAAAATTATGTAAAATTCCTGCGACACAAAAAATTATATTGAGAATGTTTGTTGCTATCACGAGATTTAAGATTTTGTTTTTCATTGTTTTTCCTTTCAAATCTAGAGGAACTCTGTGAGAAGAGTTCCTCAACTCTTCGAACTAGAAGTTTGTTACTTTTGGTTGTTGAAAATCCACCGGCACCATTGTTTTTTGTAATTTGCTCATAACATCTTGTGGTACTTTTTTACCACGAATATGATAAAGCAATGTGACATAATTTTGCTCATGCCAAAACTGAGCCTTATCACAATGAGGAAGATTACGAGCAATCTGATTCATTGCAATTACATAGTAACAGCAAAACTCAGGATAATAAACTACAACCAGAAATGGAACTTCAAGTTTGTCTGCTGTATTTCTCAAAGTTTTCATTTGAGCTGATTCAAGTTTTACATTTGCCTGATAGTGTTTGTATTCTACTATGGCAACCGTTTGAAAATTATCGAATTCAAAACCCATGAAATCAACATCTACGAATGGACAGTTCCATCCGAATTCTCTGTGTCTGTTTGAAATCCATTCATCTCTCCAGCCACTTCTTTCTTTTACTACTTGTTTGTCATTGTTTTTGTTTTCCATACCATGATTTTAAATTAATCATAGATTTGGAAAATTATTTTTACTTATTGTGTATTATTTTTATTTAAGCTTATTTAATAGGATATTATATTGATATTTTTTCAATTTCATTTAATATATTTTTAATAACTTCATCTTTTTCAATAACTAATTGTAATTTTCTTATGAATCCACCAATTCTATTTTTTGTGCCACTTTTATTCATCTTATCAACTCCATTTATACACTTTTGAACATCTGATTGTCTACTTCCTGTTTCTTCTGCTATTTCTAATTGGCCCATTCCTTTAATAAATCTTAATACAAATACTTTATACTGATTGTCAGTTAAATGTTCTTTTGATATAATTTCAATTCTTTTAAATAACCTATCTTGTAATTCTTTTATTTCTTCTGACTTATTATTATTAACAATAGTGTCGCTATTATAAATAAGTTCAAATGGCTCAAGTTCTCCAAAAAACAATTCATGATAAATGTGTTGATATCTGTATGATCTGGTTTGGCCTGTTCTGTCTACTACTGGTTTTAAGTTCATGCTTTAATTATATCTAGCCTTGCACGGTTGATGTTTAAAATTGTTTTGAGCGTTGGGCGGCTCGTTAGACGTTGGCGGATGAAAATCGATTTAAGATGATTTGTGGAGGAAGATATATTTAATTACATTTGGTTACATTATACTACATGTAGTTATTAATAAATTTTGTGATAAAAATTACAATAACTACATACACCTACATGTAGTTATTACCTGTTTTTGTGCCACAGCGTTGACAAATTTTGGTGTTCTGAAAGTGCTTGTTTTGAAGCGTTCGTCGCTCACTTTCCTTCGTAGAGCGGCAAAAGTGCGTTTCCAGGAAAAATTAAGCGTAGCAAAATACTTGTTTTGTAGGTTAAGTTAATCAAGCAGGATAACTTCAAATGAACTAGGCCCTAACACCCACTACCTACCCAACCCTCTCCCACTCCCATCCACCTCCCATCCACCTCCTCTAGGATAGTAAGGATTAGTAAGGAATAACCCTAAACCCATACTAGGAAGTTGGTAGATTAATTTTCGGCGCCCTTAAATATTATTATTGTAAACATTGAATATAAATTAATCACTACCGAGGCCTCATATAGATTCCACCTTAATTTACAAATCGACACAAATATATTTTTTTCTTGAAATTTTCTAGGCATAGGAACGTATAACTAGTATGGTCTACATAAACAAGCAAAAATACGGCGAATGCGAGTGGGTTGTTCTCGAAAACGCTGCTTCCAAGGAATTGTTTCTTCGTGAACCTCCTCCAGTTCTACCTGAGTTTCACGCTTGGTTTGAAAATAAGTTTCCAAAAGCTAAAAATGCTTTAGTTAAAGGACTTATCTTTCGCGTTATAGTTAATTCGGCAAAAAACGAAGAAACTTCACTTTCTTACAATCACCTTCAAAATCTCTTAAATTTAGCAAAAGATGAAGAAACAAAAGTAAAAGATGTAATTGATGAACTTTCAGAAGTTCTTGGAGTTGCTTATTCTTCATATTCTCACCTTTTATCCTACGCAAGAAACATTGAAATTGAACAAAATAGAGCTTTGGAACTTCAAAAAGAATGGAACTCTTTCGGCGCCAAGAAATCAAATCCAAGATATTCAGAGGCCGTTTCTCCAATTACTGGTGAGTCAATTCATGCTCCAACTTACCAAAAAGTCATTAAAGAATCAAAAGAATGTATCAAAAAACACACTGAAAAGAAATACAAAAATAGTGATGATAATCTAAAAGAGATTATTTCTTACTTGAATGCGCGCAAAATTCCTGAGATAATTATCGATAGAATTGACCAGCTTCTTGAAACAAAAGATGAAAATTTAGACCAAATTAACTATAGTAAATTGCTAAGTTGCCGCAATAACTTAATTGGTAATACTGCCTGGAAAATAAACGAACAAGGATACAGAATTTTTCCAATTGGTGGCGAATCTCTTTCAACAATCAATAGAGAAGACCGCTGGCAAGTTACTCTACAATCAGACGGATTTTATGAAATTGACCTAAAGAATGCTCACTTTGCTATCATGGCTCATATGATAAACGGTCAAGAAATGTTAAAACTTCTTGCTGGTGGTTCAATCTGGCCACAACTTCTTGCTCACTTAGGTCTAGATTCTTCCTTCAAAGATTCACTAAAAGAATGCATTTACTCTATACTTTATGGATCAGGAGATGATCTTCAAAAAATACTTTTAATTCAAAATAAAGATCTTAGAGGTCAGCTAAAAACTGCCAAAGAAAACCTAGGAAAAAAAGACAAACTAGTAAAAACCGTAGAGCAAAGAAAAGAAGTAAATGATGAATGTAATAAAATAACAAGTAGAATTGAACTTGAATCTTCAGCCCAAGATAAAGAAATATACACAAAATTAGTAGCTCATCCTGCTATAAAAGAACTTCTAGAAGGATCAAGAAAACTTTCAAAAGATATCATGACAAAAGGTTTTTTCAAGGATGCTTTTGGAATTATTCATGATGTAAAAGAGTTTAAAGGAAAAGGTAAAATTATGAATACAATAATGACATCTTATGAAAAAAAGATCCTAATGCCAGTTTACAAAGACGCTTTTGAGACAAAGAGCTTCGAGGTTATTTTTGATCAGCACGATGGAATGACACTTTACTTTCCAAAAAAGACCTCACCCGAGAAGAAACAAAAAATCCTAACTGGCCTAAAAAACAAAGTAGATGATAAATGTAAAAAATTAGGAATAGAGAGTGGAATGGATATTAAGGGTTATGCATAGTTAAATTCAAGTAGGGCGCGAAGCGACGAGGACGACTGTCCGAGTGTACCCGAACTTGAATTTAACAACTAAATACACTTTAAAACAAGGAAAACCAGATGAAAACAAAAAAACCAAAAATAATCACAAAGAAAATGCAAAAAGAATTAGATTTACTTAAAGAACTTGGCATAACAAAAGAAAAATTTGAAAAAATGAAAGAAGACTTAGAGCATGAAAATGATATGTATGAAATGGAGCTTATGATAAAATGTTCAATGGGTTATGAAGACTGCAATCCAGAAGAATCATTTCGTGCCAAAGGAGAAATGCAATGGTTTAATCAAAATGTTAGAGCTAAAAAACCAAAGAAGAAAAAATAGGCATATCTCAACATCTTACTATGAGAAAAAGAACACTCAAAACTCAGGCGCAAAAAGACCAGTTTTTAAAAGACCTACAAAAAATGGTAGACCAAATGGCCAAAGAATTTGAAGAACAGGCAATTGAAGAGGGCAAGAAAAAGAAACAACAAGAAAAGAATAGGAAAATGAATTAAAATGACAACTGCGGCAGAAGACTGGATTACAACTCTTCCAGAACAACCATGCGAAGAACGCTCAAGAATGACAATAGAGGCAGTAAAATCTGGCCTAGCAATCATAGAGTTCGCAGATATAACTTCAAAATATAAAGAACACGCTGCTATATTCAGGATAAGCAAAGACGCAGCTTATGTAAATACAGAAAATGGAAGATTCAGATTTCCAGTTTCTGCAAAGACAGCTCAAATTTGCGCCGAAGAAGTAAGATGTATGCTTCCAACAGATAAGTTGTTAGATATTAGGCATTTAGCATCAAATAAAATCAATTCTACTCGACTTGT